CAACGCATGACAACGGCACCAAAGCCCGTTAGTCAAAACATTCTGCGCGCTCTCTACGGATACATCCGGAGAACAACGAAGAACGCGAACCGACGAGACAAACACGAAACCCTGACAAAAACAGAGTTTATAGCGTCAACAGTCAGCACCGCCTGCCTCGAACGCGGATTAGCCCAAGGTGGTTCATACATGTATTTCAGAAATCTCGTTAAAGAGAGACACATGGGGCTAGGAGAACATCCTTCCGCGTGGGAAGTAAGGTGGGCGCAGGTCGTAAAAGACGACCTAGCGGATTGCCGTAAGCAATGGCTATGTGATGACGGAAAGATACGACCTTTTGGAAAGGTGGTAAGAATACCCGAATCTGGAAACAAGATTCGCACTGCGACGATGCACAATGCAAGTCTCGTCTCGTATCTTAGAACCGTCAATCGAATGCTTTTACGCATAGCTAAGAGTAAACCGCAAATTAGACTGCCGCTACAGGGGCTTCCGCTCAGCGCGATTTTAAAACCGCCGCGAGCGGGTGATGATGTAGAAGTTTTCTCAGCCGACCTAGAAAAGGCCAGCGACTACATCCCTCACGAAGTTGCCCACACTGTAGTTGATGCCGTATGTGACGAGCTGAATCTCTCTTCCGCAATTAGAAGAATACTATATGAATCTTGCGGCGAGTTCCAGTTAACCGACGGCGAGCGAAAATACACGACAAAGCGTGGAATGCTCATGGGCCTCGGTGTCACATGGCCTATCTTGTCACTAATAAACTCTTTCTGTGCTGAATATGGACACAAAGGTGCCACTGACTACTTGATTATGGGCGACGATCTTCTCGGACTTTGGACAAAAAGTCGTATAAAACTTTACAAGAAAAGCCTCAACCGACTGCGATTAAAACTAAATCTACGAAAAACTCTAACGTCAAAGACTTGCGGAGTTTTTACAGAGCAGTATGTGGAATTGAGGCGTCCGAAGGAAGAAGAAGCTACGCACAGTTGGGCAAGTGAATACAGCGATACTCTCGATGTTTGGGAATTCCGAAACCATCAACGAATATATCTATCAATCGTCTCGATGGCAAAGAGTTGCGATATAACTGGAAAACCCAGAGATAAAAACAAAGCAATCGAGAGTACCATATGCAGTGCAATGGAACAGACGTTTAAACAAACGCCTGTCACATGGAGACAAAAACGCCTGACCCACTTATTTTATCAGTGGCATGGTCAAGCTCTAATGCGACTAAAGAAATCAGGTCTCCGCGTACACTGGCCAAAAGTGCTCCTCGGAGGAGGAGCCTTGCCCATACGTCACCCTGGAATAGTCTTTCGACAGGCTGCTTCAACCGTAGCATCATATCACGGTCGAGCAGCCCTTGAACATAGACAGTCCGTGCAGAACGTGTGGAAACGTTCACAGCTTGATATCCATACTCGGAAGGCCATTGCAAAGAACTTGCAATATGTAAATGACCTTCCGGAGGCCAAGCACGGAGCTGCTCCTCTTGCAGAGGAAGTCGAACGTGAAGTCATCGCCATTACTGCGGTAAAAGACCGCTATGATGTTGAATGTAGAACATTAGACGAATGGACCCCACGTGTTAAGACTACAGCGAGTACATTGAAGAGATTAGCCTCTGGGTTGGCACGACAATGTGTAAACTCCGGGCGTAAACCGATGTCCCTTAGAAAGGCCGGTATTTACGCAAGGGAGATAAATCCAAAAAGGATCAAATTGTCCGATGCCCAGGAAATAATAGAAAAACTACGACCTAGAGGTATCCCTTTAATTGAGGTGTCCATGAGAAAGAGCGTGGATCACGCTTCCGTGAGAGCAACCACTCCTAGTGCCAAAAATGAACGGCACTGGGCCCGAGAGGGCCTACAAGGAGATATTGTTAGTTATACTGAAGATAAAATTCAGATTGCTCCATCGGTCTTCCTAATTGATACCCATTTTTCTAGCTCTACGAGACGACGGTGGCCCATCACCGGGTCGCAGCCTCGTATCCCCCCTGCGGAGTTGGCTCCGCAAGTATTAATAACCAGTATGGGAACGGAAGAAATGAAACCACTAAAACGAACCGTCCTACGGGCAAAGCCCGCGTTACGAACGGACGGAACGCCAGTTTC